GAGAGGCTGAACGTAAGAACAAAGAACTAGAAGACCGTTTAAACGAAGTCATGGGATCTTATAAAGAAACCCATACTAATTTGATCAGGTCTAACGAGGCTGCACTTTCTGCTCGTGAAGAGGCCATTAAGTCTGAGTTTGAGAAAATCCAGACTACTTACAAGAACTCTTATGACAGTGGTGACACTGATGAGATGTTCAGGGCTACTGACCGACTTACAGATCTCAAGGCAGAGCTTCGTGACATTGAGGGATTTAAGGGTCGTCTTAAGCGGGAAGCCGCTGTAGAAGAGCCTGTACAGAGGCCAAGATCAAACGGACCAGATGAACGTGCCGTTGATTGGGCCTCAAAGAATGAATGGTTTGGTAAGGATGTCGCAAAGACAGGTGCTGCCTATGCCATTGATGCGAGTCTGAAGTCGGAAGGTTTTGATCCTTCTTCAGATGACTATTACGAGGAACTTAATAATCGGCTTTATAAAGAGTTTCCTTCCCTTGCAAAGAAGGAAGCACCTAAGACTGCCGCAGTTAAATCATCCTCGCAGCAAGTAGCTGGGGTTTCGCGTGGCTCCACTAGCCGCCAGATTAAGCTTTCTCCATCACAAGTACAGATGGCAAATAAGCTTGGCGTTCCACTTGCCGAATATGCGCGTTATTTAAAATAAGGGATATTGAAATGCAACCAGCCCGTAAAACACGAGATGAGATTTCTCGCAAGAAGACTTACCGTCCACCTTCCGTCCTTGATATGCCTACACCTAACAGTGACGATGTTGAATATCGTTGGATTCGAGTAGCAATTCGAAACGAAGATGACGCTAAGAATTTATCCAGCCGTCGCCGGGAAGGCTGGGTTCCTGTTATGCAGGACGAACATTCCGGTTTTGATGGTCCTTCTGTAGGGGATGGAAAGTACACTGGAGCAATTGGTATCGGTGATTTGGTTCTCATGAAGAACAGCTTTGAGAATAATGAATCTCGTAGAGATTATTATGCTGGAAAGACTAGTACTCAAGAAGAAGCAGTTGACAACGATATGATGCGCGAACAGCACCCTTCTATGCCTTTATTGAGGGAGCGTAAATCAACCTCAACTCGTGGCACTCGGAAAAATAAATTTGATGATTAATTTAATTTCGGGGCCACAGCTAACTAGGAGTTAAAAAATGGCTGCTTATGGCTTTAAGCCCCACCGCCACCTTTCGGGTGGTGTAATTCGCGCACAGGAATACCTTATTTCTGCTGCGTACACGACTAAAATCCACACTGGTGCTCCAGTAAAAATCGTTTCGGGTTATATCAACCTTGCAGCGGCTGGTGACACTATGGTTGGTATCTTCGGAGGTGTCTCTTATGTCAACTCCGCAGGTGAGACGAAGTTCTCTCGCTATTGGACTGGTGAAGCAAGTGCAACAAACATCAAGGCTTTTGTCTATGATGATCCTGATATCTTGTTCTCCTGCTATGACGATGGTGTTTCAGACTACTTGACACAGGCTGATGTTGGCACGACTGGCGATCATGTCGCTGGTACTGCAAGTGACATCACTGGCGTGTCTGGTGCGATGCTTGATACATCCACTGTCGGCACTGACGCTGGGTTCCGTTTGATTGGTCTTGTACCAGCACCGGGAGCCGCTTTTGGAACAGCAAATGGTACACAGGCAGAAGTGATCGTCTTGATCAACGAACACCTGTATGCTCGTTAATAGGGAGAATGAACAATGATTAATCGCGCACAAATCCTCCGGGAACTTGAACCCGGCCTCCATGCTCTCTTTGGCATTGAGTATAAGCGTTACGAGAATCAACACGCTGCGATTTTCGACGCAATGACCTCTGATCGTGCTTTTGAAGAAGAAGTGTTGATCGTCGGTTTTGGTGCTGCTCCTACGAAGGCAGAAGGTCAGGGAATTTCCTATGACGAAGCTGCTGAATCGTGGGTGTCTCGCTACAACCATGAGACGATTGCCCTCGGCTTCCAGATCACGGAAGAGGCAATGGAAGATAATCTCTATGATTCTCTTGCAACTCGCTACACGAAGGCTCTTGCCCGTTCTATGGCCCATTCGAAGCAGGTTAAGGCAGCATCTGTGCTGAACAACGCCTTCGCTGCGTCTGGCTACACGGGTGGCGATGGTAAGACTCTCTGCGCCACTGATCACCCTCTCTGGGGTGGTGGTACACTGTCGAACCGCGCTGCTGCAGACATCTCTGAAACGGCACTGGAAAATGCTTTGATCTCAATCGGCGATTTCGTCGATGATCGTGGCCTTCCAATCGCTCTTCAGGCTTCCCGTCTGATCATTCCTAATGAATTGACGTTCGTTGCAGAGCGTCTCCTCAAGACGGAATATCGTCCGGGTTCTGCAGACAATGATGTCAACGCAATCGTTTCGACTGGCGTTATTGGTGGTGGCTACACCGTCAACAACTACCTCACCGATCCAGATGCGTGGTTCATCAAGACTGACTGCCCAGACGGCATGAAGATGTTCCAGCGTCGTGCGCTTAAGACGGCAATGGAAGGTGACTTTGAGTCGGGCAACGTGCGTTACAAGGCTTCTGAGCGGTATTCGTTCGGTTGGTCTAACCCACGTGCCGTCTACGGTTCGCCGGGCGTCTAATAGGCTACAGGGGGAGGGAAAAATCTCTCCCCCTTTTTCAACTTGTACTGACAGCCTTGGCTGACTTTGCGAGACAGTACAATTTAACGCAATAGGAGACTACAATGGGTTCGACTACTTTTTCAGGTCCAGTTACATCTAAGGCTGGATTTATTACAGGCACTGACGCAAATATTTTGACGGAAGCCGCTACTCTTGATGTTACGCAGGAATCACATAGCGGTCGTATTATCAATCTTGGTGTTGCTTCAGGCACGACTGTTACTCTTCCTGCAGCAACTGGTACAAATGCTATGTATCGTTTCCTTGTAACAGTTAGCGTAACAAGCAACAGTGATATCATTAAGGTGGCAAATGCCACTGACGTTATGGTTGGAACAGCAAGTGTTGCTGGTACGACTGGCGTTAACTTCGGTACGCTTCCAGCATCTGACACGCTTACAATGAACGGTTCTACGCAGGGTGGCCTTGCTGGTTCGTACATTGAGGTAACCGATGTCGCTTCTGGTATCTTTGTGGTTCGTGCTAACTTGCTCGGTTCGGGCAGTGTTATTACGCCATTCAGTGCTGCAGTTTCGTAATATAAGATAGGAAAACAAAATGGCAGATGCAGTAACTTCTCAAGTTATCTTTGATAGCAAGACACGTCTCATTATGAAATTCACCAATATCTCTGATGGTGTTGGTGAAGCCGCCGTGACAAAGGTTACTGCATCTACCTATCTTTGCGACGAATTGTACATTGAACGAGTCGATTTTATGAATCAGGGTATGGGTGTAGATATTCTTTTTGATGCAACTACGCCTGTAGTAGCTCTCACATTGCCAGACAACAACATGAATTTTGACTTTACACGTTTTGGTGGAATTAAGAATAATGCTGGTGCTGGAAAGAATGGTAACATTAAGTTTACCACCGTTGGTGCTGCATCTGGTGACCGTTATACGATTATCCTCGAAATGAGGAAAGTCAACTCTCAATAAGGAATTTTAAATGGCGACTTCAGGAACATCTACATTCAATCTTACTGTGGATGACATTATTGCTGAAGCCTATGAGCCACTTGGAGTCCTTACACCAACTGGTCATGAGCTTAAATCAGCGCGTAGAAGTTTAAACCTTCTGTTCAGAGAATTCTCTAATAGAAATCTCTTTGCATTTATTTCTGAGAAGGATTCAATTTCTACTGTGGCGTCTACCGCTACATATGTATTAGATGCAAACGCACTTGATATTATGAATGTGACTGTTACAGTAAGCTCTACTGATATTGAGCTAACTCGTTATTCATATAGTGATTATGCTGTAATTCCAGACAAAACATCAACAGGTACTCCGTCTACTTATTATGTAGATAAGCAAAGAGACGCAATTGTTCTGTATCTATGGCCCGTTCCTGATGCTGTATATACAGTTAAGTTTGAAAAGAAGCGTAAGATCCAAGACGTTGGTGACTATACCAACACTATCGATGTTCCTGATCAGCTTCTTCCAGCTATTATCTCAGGTCTGACATATAAGTTGGCACTTAAGAAACCAGCATCTGCACCAGCTTGGCCTTCGTTCCTTGCAGAGTTTGATCGTAATATGAACTATGCAATGGAAGGGGATCGTGATCGTACTAGTACATTTATGTATCCATCCATGCGGCGTAGGTAATTATGAGTTCTATTAGCAACATGTATCTTGGTATCTGTGATCGTTGCGGATTGCAGTATAAGAAGGTCACTCTCAAGAAGGAGTGGACAAACATGGTTGTGTGCGAATCATGCTATGAGGAAAAGCATCCTCAGTTAGAACCTAGACATAAAGATCTTGGAGATCCTAAGCCTCTAAGAGATCCGCGTAAAGATACACCAATACAGACATCAAGTAATGCAGCATATACTGCAGCATTTCCGCACACAGCAGGTGGTAGACCATGAACTATACAACTTTAAAAGCTGGTATTGTAAGCTGGTTGAACAACGAGTCTACGGAACTTGCCGCGAATTTAGATCAAATCATTAAAAATGCAGAAAATCGGATTCTTCGTGAGTCCGATCTTCGCCTGTTTAGAAAACACGCAACTGCCAATCTTATCGCATCTGATCCATATCTTGGATTACCAACAGACTGTCTGGTTGTAAGATATATCCGTTTAAACACAGGAGACTTTCTTGAACTTCGTGCAGAAAGCTTTATTCGCGAATACACACCTAATTCTGCAACTACAGGTACACCAAAATACTATGCTCATTGGGATGCTAATACTATATTCCTAGCACCAACACCGTCTGCTGCGTCTGCTGTTGAAATTTCATACACGTATAGCCCTGCCTCTATTGTTACAGCAGCAACTACGTGGCTTGGAACAAACGCAGAAGATGTACTATTTGCTGCGTGTGTGTACGAAGGAGCTATTTATCTTCAAGCCGCGCCAGACCTTTTAACTATGTACAAAACAAGTTATACTGAGGCAATGCAGCGTTTGCAACTTATGGAAACAAGAAACTCATCTGACGAGTTTAAAACTAAGGGTCTTATCTAATGGCGAGTGCAGTTTGTAATTCATTTAAAACAGAAGTCCTTGGTGGGACTCACGATCTTGACACTGATGTAATTAAGTTGGCACTTTATACAAGTGCAGCTTCTCTATCAGCATCAACTACGGCTTATAGTTCTACTAATGAAGTATCTAGTAGCGGAACTAATTATACTGCTGGTGGTAATACATTGGCTGGTGCTGTAATTTCCCTTGATAGTTCAACTGCAATTGTAGACTTTACGGATACAGCTTGGACAACAGCAACATTTACTGCTCGTTATGGTTTAATTTATAATTCTTCAAAAACAAATAAAGCAATTGCAGTATTAGACTTTACGACTGATCAGACAGCAACGAATGGAACATTTACTGTGGTATTCCCAGCAGCAGCAGCAGCGACGGCTATTATTAGGTTGGCATAATGGCAATATCACTAAAACATGCATTTAATTCAGGAAAGTCAGACGGTGTTGACGCAACACTTGTACAGCCTTCTAATTGGAACGCTGAACATACGTTGCAGTTGGCAACTGGTAAGCTTGTAGGTAGGACTACAGCAAGTACAGGTGCTGCTGAAGAAATTGCTGTTTCTGGTGATCTTCTATTGTCCAGTGGTACGCTTGGTATAAATACAAGTGTAGCTACACTTACTGACACGCAAACACTTACAAATAAAACACTTACGTCACCAACCATTGCAACGCCAACTATTACTACCTCTGCAACTGTTCCTGCTGTTATTGGTGGCACGGCAGTTTCTTCAGCGTTGACTTTGCAATCAACATCGGGCGTCGGTACGTCCGACAGCATTGCGCTGAAGGTTGGCAATAACGGTGCGACTACGGCGATGACGATTAATACGTCGGGTGAGATTGGGATTGGGACAACATCACAGTCTGGTAATACTATACGGGTATCAAAAAACCTAACTAGTAGTACCACTAATGCTTTTGGAATCCAATTAGACGGGCAAATTCAATCAAGTATAACTGGTGCTGCGTTTTATTTTGCATCGAATGCCAGCGCGGCATCTGGTACTTTGGGTGAGCTACACCACTTTCGCGCTTTTCAGTCTGGACTAGGGACTGCTACATTTACAAAGCAGTATGGGTTTAATGCAAGATCCAGCCTAATCGGGGCCACTAACAATTACGGACATTTCGCTGACGAC